AAATCTTTTTGAGTAACAAAATAATATAACTTGTCATTTTTTTCATCAGCAATTGAACCAACGCAAACAGCGTTTTTACTTATAAAATCTTGCCCAGAAATCAAAGAATTACCTAATATATTTTGAACAGTACCAACATCAGAGTCTTCTGAAGTTGACACTTGTATATTCATGGCATCTCTGTATTGTCCATTTGGAACAAGTCTTTCGTCAAGATCCTTATTCATCTTACCACCGGTAAAATTATGCTTAATTTCTGGCATGTACTAGTGTTTTATTTGCTTAGATTTACCTCTAAGTATTTGAGTTAATTCTTCTAATTTAATATTAGATAATCTTAATTTTGCCTTTCTAGTCTCCGCAAACCTTTCTTTTTTAAACCTAGGCGCTAACTGTTGGTGTATTGGTTGAGATGATGTAGATAAAATTGCATAAGCTATATATTTATACATTGCTTCTTCAGCGAATTTATGAACTTGCATTTCTTCATCTGTACCAAGAGTATCGCTTATATAATCTAAGATCACAGTTTTTCCGCTAATATTAGAGCTAAAATGTATTTTTCCTAATCTACAGTCTATGTAAAAAGAACCATTAGCTTGAGCGTGTTGAGGATCTAATCCATATCTATTACCACTCATTTTCCAATAAGTATCATCTTGATAATCGTCTTGATTTTCAGAAGGAGTATTAGCTTTGTAGGCTTGCCAAGTAGATGACTCTGACGCGTGACCAATTGCTGGTTGTAGTTTTGTGCTAGCGTAGCTATTAGTCACAGATATGTTATCCACAGAGTTGGTTTGTGTAAGTGTTGAATTTATTCCTGTAAATTCTTGATAAGACACTGTTAAAATATAAACTTGATTATGCGCTGTAACATCTATTTTAAGCAACTCTTTTGATACAGCTGTACCATCACTTGATCTCCACTCTAGATAACTACTATTACCATTGGAGTCTACAAGATCAAAAATTCCTGGCAAATGATTAGTACCCGAAGACGAGGACGTTTGGTCGTTTAAGTTTCTGGTATTTGAATCACCTGGATTAGTGCTTAACCCAACTCTTAAAACCCCGGCGCCATTTGTCATATCTGCGGCGGTTCCAGTTGCAGATATATCCACGTAATCTTGATCGCTAACATCTATTTGTTGCCAACAGGCCATAGCATGACCCCAACCACTAGGGTCGCCGTGACTAGTTCTAGTTCTATGAGAAAACTCCAAGACTCCGCTAATTATATTATAATCCGCGTAGGATACAACGTTACCCCCAGTAAATCGCCTTGGAATATTGTTTATATACCAAGGTGGTGCTGGTTTTGCTTGACCAAGGGTAGCGTCTGAAAAATCACCATTTATAACTAGTTCTAAATCTTCAGGAAAAGAATACTCACCAGTATCCTCTTGCATTATTTGAAATGGATTAGAAGTATCACTTGTGTGGTACAGCGGGTGTTTTATACCTGCTGAATCTACCCAGGATAGTTTCGTGTAATTTACATAATCGTGAGGAAGCGGCATGACTAAGGTTGGTGGTAAATCTATTTGCTGAGACTTGCATGATTTAAACGTGTCAAAAGAAAATTCTTGTAATCCTCTTTGTGCGTGAAACGCAATATCAGCTCTTTTAACTTTTTGAATAATTTTACCTTCACCAACATAAGCTATTTGAAATTGAGTTATAATATCATCTAAAGATGTAAATTGATAATTTCCAAGGTTATTGCCTTGATAGTAGTCTTTATTTGTAGTGCTTAATAATCCCATTTATTTATTGTTTTTCTTGTTGAACTTGAGCGCTTTGAAGTCCAGTTGCTATTTGTGTTAATTGTGGTTTTTCAATTGCAACTCCAGCTAATAATAATATTCTATGCACCAACTCCGCCTCCTCTGAAGCGTGTAACTCAAAGTCTATAGAGCTAGTTGAATTATATAGCGGTTTATTATTTACAACTACATAACCCCAGTTTGGACTTATTGGCCTTTTTGTATAACTAATCCTTACAGGATCTCCGTTTGTTACCAGACTATTGGTAACATCACCTGTGTTTGGTGGGGGAGGATAAACTTTAATTCTATCAAAACCATGATTGTAATGCATAAAAACAGGCCTTTTTGTAGTGTGTTTTGCTAATGGGCTTTCAGAATATTTTCTAAACTCTTTTAAAGTTACTTCTTCACAAGTAGAGCTTTCATGGTTATTTCTATAGTCAACCATAACCTCAGTCACCCTATAAAGATCTGCAAATTGTGCTAAGTTTATATCGCCAAAGATATTAGATACATGGGTGTTATCTTGAACGGCCCAAAATTCAAAAGCAGCTATTTTATCTTCTATAATATCCATTGGATCAGAATACACGGTATTGTTACCGGGAGTTCTCATTAATTGACTTATGTCATAAAAATATTGCTCAAATATTTCCATTTGAGCGTGGTCGGCAAATAGATTAAACTCTTGAGGTGTTATATAGCCTCTTTGTTCTTTGTTAGCTAGCGCTAAAACTTTTTGATATACTCTATCTATACTTACCATAATTTCTTTTTAATTTGTAGTTTACGATCGCCCCGTAGAGCGACCGCATCTACAGTTAGATTAATTTAATCTTTTTTCAATATTGGAGTAAATCTCCATTCCTTCGTCAGTTTTAAACCAATGCGCTAAAGCAGTGTACGGGTGCTCGTCAAATGGAACTGTCATTATAGGTCTGTTATTTGATCCCCATAAAAAGTTTCTTTGATCAGTAGATAACTTTATAATTCCAAGCTCAGTAGCTTTAATTCCAAAATTTCTAAGTTGAACATTATCATCAGAAGCTAATTCTAATAACAAAGCAGGGTTTTTTCTAGCAAACACTAGTAAATCTCTTTTAAGTTCTTTAGAACTCATGTTAGACACTTCTGAGCCTTTTTCTACACGCAATATAGCTTCTGCCATATCCACGTCCATTTCTCTAGCTGCTAGTATTGCGTCTGCTTCTAATTCTAACCATTCAATTTGATCTTCAGCTATAGCAACAGGGTTGTGCTCTTCATATATATTTTCTCTGTGCGGGTGATATAAAGAAAGCAGTTTTTGTAACGTGGTTTTTTCTTTTTCAACAAATAAATTACCACTTCTAAATATAACGTGCTCTAGTCTTTGGTCTCCTACCATTTCATCTACAAATGGAGTTCTTTGATTTTGACAATACTTAAGTTCTCTTTCATAACCTTTTTCAGCATCAAAATAATAAACGTTAGATGTTTTTAACATGTAACTCAAAGGCCTCATTCTTCCTTTTAGCTTATACACTCTATCTCTTATTTCCCATTCAGGTTTTTTATTTTTAACTTTTTTAGGTTTTGGTGTTTCAACAACTGGTGTTTCAACAACAGGTACCTCTACCTCTTTTTTTGTTTCTTTTTTCTTTGCCATAATATAATATATAATAAAATTAATAAAATAAAAGGCCGAGGCCGAAGCCCCGGTCTTTAATATAATAAGTGCTTATTTCATTAACATGAAATTGTTAGCACCTTGAGTAATTAAACATCTTTCTGATAAAAAGTGTAGTTGCATTGCGTCTAAAGCAGACGTAGCAGCTCCAACAGAACCAGTAACCCAAGTTTTCATTCTTCGGTCATCAGTTTGTGAAGCTCTATATCTTACGTGTAAAAAAGGACGCTTCATACTAGCTCCAACAGTTTGATCGTAAACAGAAGAAGTACCAGCTGGTATTATAACCCCTCTAATAGCGTTAGCGCCAGCAGTTAAGTTAATACCACCTCTAGTAGCTTTGTCATTTAAGTATCTAAAGTCAGACTTGTAAAAGTCGTAAGAACCTCTTCTGAAACCAGAGAAACCTAAGTTTAACGCCATATCTTCAGAGTTGTCAAATACTCCGTAAGAAGTACCACCAGCTCCGTAAGAATTCATAGAAGCTAACATGTCATCCATTGCTAACGAAGTAGCTCTGTTTACAAACATCATGTTTTCTTCAATAGCACCTTGCTTATCAAACTCAGCTAAGATAGCATCGAACTCAGCTAAATCAGTAGCAGCATTAACACCAGTAACACCAGTAGTAACATTACCTCTTGATTCAATAGCGGCGAATAAACCTTCAGTACCTGTGTTTTTAGTAGTGTCGTTAGCAGTAACGTTACCATCGCTCATAACACCAGCTTCTTCAGTAAGGTCATTACCAATACCACCTTTTTCAGCTTCTAACATTGCCATTTCAATATAGTCAGTAAATCTAGCTCTTGTATCAGCTTCAGCTTTTAAGTACCATAAGTAACCAGAAGCACCACCTTCAGAAGAAACTTCAACCCAACCAATTCTAGACGCATCAGAACCTGATACCTCGTAGTAGTCTTTCATTATAATTGGTTTGTTGTTAAATGTTTTGAAAGAAGGCTCGTTAGCTCCTCTACCATCAGCAGTAGCTGTACCAGCAGCTGTAAAGTACTTTGAAGCTTTTGGAAACTCAGAACCATAAACTAATATAGTTGTTGCACTACCAGTAGTTGTACCTGATAAAGCTGCAGCACCATAAATAGCTACGTCAATTCTATCTGTTGCTACTGTTACTACTAAACCTTTTTTAACTCCGTTAGTAGGATCAGAAATAATAACAGTATCATTAACTCTAATACCGTGGTTACCAGACGCTACATCAGTGTTACCATCAATATCAGAAATAATATCTAATTGAGAAACAGAGTCAGCACCACCAGCAGTAGAGTGAACATGTCCTAAATAAGATAAGTGTAAACGACCTTGCTCAGACCAAACAACTTGGTCAGCAGTCATCGCTTCTTCAGCTCCAACTTGATTTAAAAAACCTGAAATAGTTCTCGGTCCGAAAACTTCAGCTTCTTTTTCCATTAGATCTGGTACGTATTGTTGCGCCCAACCTTGTCCAGTTGTAGACGCTAAGTCTAAGTAGTTAGTTTGTAACGTTTGCTTTATTGAAGCTGGAACGCTATTCAACAAACCACCAGGATTTGTAATTGCCATAATTTTAAATTTTTAAATTGTTATTTGTTTTTAATTTTAAACTTAAAATCAGAAGAACTATCACCTAAAACTTTTACTGTCATACCACCTGCTTCAATTTTTCCATGACTTTGCCTTGGGTTCATATCAACGTTTTTGGCTTTAGCAATACTATTTTTCATAGCATCTGCTTTTCCTTGTTCGTAAAAGTGTTTTGCAACAGCGTCAGCGTTCATTGCTGTGTACAGAGATTTATGATAACCCTTAGCGTCTTTTAAAGCAGAGTTCTTATCCAAAAACTTTTTGGTGAAATTGCTTATATCGCTTTGAGTATTTTTAACCTCTTCAGCATTGTTTACATTAAACCTGTATTTCTTATCACCGACGTTATATTCAAAACCTTTGAACTTGTCGTTGAAAACATTATTTGTTTTCTGCGTAAAAATATCAGAGTTCTTTTTAACTGTTTTTTGAGTTGCTTCTGACTCCTTGTTGTACCTATTAAAAAAATCTACAGCTTTTTGTTGCTCAGTTGTGAGCTTACTTCCAGCTTTGATCTCGTCATAGTATTTAGACTTTTGCCCGTCTAGGTGGCTTTTAGCGCTGGCAACTTGCTCTTTAAGCGCTAATTTTTTTCTACGTATATCTCTTTCGTCATCTACGTCTTCGTCGTAAGAGAATGTGTCTTCCATAAGGAAGTTAATTTCTTCGTTATTTAAATGAGGTTTTGTTTGCTTGTAGTATTCGTATAATAGATTTTGATCATCTAATTTTGAATAATCTTGATTAAGCTTAACATAATCACTTAAATCTCCACCAGTCTCTTCCATAAAGTCCATTAACTTTTGGATATTTTCTGGTAATGGTTTTCCAGTAGCCTCAGCTTCTGCTATAGCTTCTTCAACCTGCTCTTCAACTTCTTCAACTTCTTCTTCAGTAATTTCTTCTAATACTGGAGTTTCTTGTGTTTCAGTTTCCGGTTGTACTTCTTCTTGTTCTTGTGTGGGCTCGGCATCTTCAAGGCTTGCAACCACTCCGCTGTCGTTAGCGTTATCTTCTTTAGTTTCATTTTCTTCGGGTATTATTGGTTTGTCTAAGTTTACTTTTGTAACGTTATCATCTTGTTGAGTTTCTTTAACTTCAACTTTTGTAACATTTTCTTGAGTAGTCTCTTCGACTACGTTTTCTTTTTCTTCTTCCATAATATAATATAATAATAATTAATAATTTTAACTAGGATCAAACGAACCTAAATCAAATCCCCCACCTAGTATATCATTACCTGCGGACTCAAAGTTTTTAGGTGGTTTTCCACTATTTCTTTGCTCAATCATCTCTGATTGCTGTGTTGCTTGTATCTTTGTTCTTTCGTCTTTACGATCTTCTTTTTGTTTTTCTCTATCTTTCATCCCGCTAACCTCAACTCCTTTAAGCTGCATGTTGTATTGAAATTCTAAAGCCATAAGTTCTTTTTTCATCTCAACTTCTTTTTGCATCTTAACGGTCTCTAACTCAGCTTTCATTTGCTCTAACTGAGCTTTACTTTGGTCTAAAGCTTGAGTTTTTTGTATCTCAGCTTGAGCCGCGGCTTGAGCGGCTTTTGTGTTAGATTCTGATTGAGCTTGAATATTTTCTAATTGAAGTTGCCTATCTTTTTCTTCCTTTTTAGATCTTCTTATTTTTAGAAGTTGATTTGCTAGTTTTATGTTTTTAATTTCTCTAAGATCAATAGCATCTTCCAACTCTATACCACCTTGCTGTAGTGCAGCTTGTATGTTATTTTCTAACATCATTTTCTCTTCTTCATCAGGCATTAAATCTAAGAATATTCCAAAATCATATAAGTGCATTTCACTAAGTTCTTCTAAGGTAGATAAGTTTCTACCTCCTATTGATTGTATAAAAGCTTCTTTAGTTGGAGAGTACTCTATAATATCAGATATTCTAAGCGATAAACACTCTGCAGTTTCAGCTGTTAAATATAAACCTGCTTGTAATATATGTCTAGTTGCTGTATTTGAGTTTGCTGCTGCTAACTTTTGAACACCTACTAAAGCGTTTTTATCTGGCATGCCTCCATCTCTAGCCTCGTTAAGA